TTTGTACCAGAATGCAAAGTAGAAGTTTGCTTCCCCAAGAACATGTGTTCGAGTTGTGAAGTGCGTTTTGTGTTAATAAAAATTATTAGCGATATGTTTCGGGGATTCTTGTGGGTAATAGAAATTGTTATTGTTAATATAGAATGTTAGTTTACAGGATGGTTGATTCTTAGTGATAACATAAATAGTGAATTGATCATTTTAAAAAAGGTTTGACAAAGGTGTGCACATGTGATATACTTAAAGCATCAAAGAAATAGCAATTTTTAAAGGAGGACGAAAAGTTATGATGAAGCAGGAATTCGAGAACCTCATCGGAAAACAAGTAAGCGATAAGAACTACGAAGTGATTGACCGATTGTCTACATTGTTTCCGGATACCAGTGTGGCAGAAGTAAATAAGCAGATTGCGGACGTTTATAATGCTGGTGGCATGGAACTTATTAGCCATGTGCTCGAAACGGTAGATATTATGAACAGTTTGAAAAAAGAACTTGAGGAAGCCGTAGTAGACCTTGAAAAAGTATTAAAAATAATGGGATTTAAAAGGAGGAAATAAGATGATTTCAAAGTTTAAAGATCGTTTAACAGTTTCATTACTAAGAACAAATATTGGTGTAGTTGAATTTGAAAGTGAGTGCAATAATCAAACAAAAAGTGAATTTATTGATAATCTAATTACAAATTATGCAAATGATTATCTCTTCAAAAGAGTAGTAGAAATAAATATTATTAAAAAACTTAAAAATTTAGGTTTTACTTGTGAATATGATTTAAATATGAAAATTGACTATGATAAAATTACTATTGCAACTACTGGGTATTATGACAGCAAACCGTACAATATGGTTAGTATTATAGCGGAGTCAACTTTTGATTTTAACGTAAAAATTCTGCAATCAATTAAAAGAATAGAAAATTAGTATGGAGGATTCTATATGGCTAGGAAAGTTAGCAGAAGAGATTTATTAGAGCGTGAATACAGAGCATTAGTTAAAGAATTTAATGAAAGGGCAAAGGAAATTAAAAAAGCTGGAAAAACGTCGAAAACTGTAGATTATATAAAATCTACAATCAGTTCAGGTGCAATTGGTAAAAGAGGGAATCTACTGCATCGTTTAAAATCTAGGAAAATTAGCAACTACGAGGAAGCAATACAGTTATTAAAGAAAGTCAGAAATTGGAAATCTGCAACATTAGAAGGAGTAGCGGAAATAGAGAGACAAAGAGTAGAAACAATAAAAGAAAATTATCCTGAACTTGATAGAATGTCAAGTGAAGAAATAGTTGAAATGCTTAATTTTTTAGGCACTACTAAAGGGGTAGAATCTAAAAATAAGTATGACAGTGATCAGCTGATTTTAGCAATAGGTATGCAAAAAATAGATAATAGAAATAAATCTATTAAAGATATATACGATGAAATTCAAGAGTCTGATAAAACACTAGCAGACTACATTAGAAATTCATTAGAGCAAAATAAAGATAAAAATTGGATTTCATTTTAGTAACTATTAACAAGGGGGTGTAAGAATGCCGTATTTAAGAAAACCAGATATACTGCCAGATAGCCGTCTATCTGGTTTTTATTATACATATTCCTTTGAGTCAATAGAGAAAAAAATAGATTACTTAGTGAATAATGACGGTCTTCTCTTAAACAAAAAAGGTAAAGCATTATTATCCACTCCAATAACATTTGATATTGAAACGTCTTCGATGCCAGAAAACGATCCTCATAACCCGAAGGAATACATGCTAGGTTTTCCTTATCTATATCAGCTTTATTTGCTCGACACTGTTTTCTTTTGCAGGACACGAACTGAGTGTTATATGCTTTTTTCTGAAATAGAGAGAGTTTTGTTAAAGCATAATATTCAAGCTGTTTGCTATGTACACAATCTCTCTTTCGAGTATCAGTTTTTAAAGTCAATTTTAAATATAGATTTTACTAAGGTTTTCCTTGTAAAGAATAGAAAAGTAGCAAAATTTGAGTTAAATTCTGATACGATCATTTTTCGCGACAGTTACTTGTTGTCTAATATGTCATTAGCTAAGTTTTGCGAAAATTACAACTCGGTAGAATATCAGAAAGACAAAGAGCTAATAGACTATGAAATTATTCGATATCCGTGGTCTGAATTATCGGATGAAATTCTATATTACTCTGGAATGGACGTTATTACTTTGTATCATGCTGTTATGTCAATAATGGCAAAAGAAGGTGACAATCTTAAAACAATTCCAATGACAAATACGGGATATGTCAGACGATCATATAAAAAAGCGTGTTTAGGAAGTACATACAACGGAGGGTCGTACCGTGCTAAATCAGAAGCAAAATTTAAGCAGAAAAAAACATATAGACAAAAATACATGGATAAAGAAAAGATAACACTAGAGCAGTATAACTTATTGTTGAAAGCGTTTCGCGGCGGCAACACACATGCTAATCGCTATAAAGTAGGCAGAATAATTTCTAATGTAACATCATACGATTTTGCATCATCCTACCCCGCTGTCATGATATGTTCAGATCAGTTTCCGTCTGGTAGACTAATGGAATGCACTAATTCTGTCCAAACACCGGATGGAATCGAATACTATGTCAAAAACTATTGGTGTATATTCGAGGCTGTTTTCGAAGATGTACAGTTACGGGACAATATTAAAACGCCGGTTCCATATATTCCTAAATCAAAAATGATATGTTCATCATCCGCATATAGTACTGGGATTTTTGACAATGGTCGTCTGATATCACAAAAAGATTCATTCGAATTTAGTTTTCTAGGTTGTGAATACTATATTATTAAAAATCAATATGCAGGTAAAATGAAAATAACGAAAGCATACTATACAACAAAAGGATATTTGCCCGATGAAATACGGAACGAGTGTTCAAGATGGTATGTAAAGAAAACAGAGCTAAAGGGTATTGAGGGTTCTGAGTACGAATATATGAAGTCAAAAAACCGGGTAAATGCATCGTTCGGCATGATGGTTGAGAAAATCGTAAAAGATATATCGGATTTTTCAGGGAATTTAAATGAATTGACATTACGAACTCCCACCGAAGAAGAAGCAAAGAATCAAATTGAATCGTATTATAATGTAAGAAGTGGAAAGTTTTTAAATTATCAGTGGGGGGTAACGGTTACTGCCTTAGCCAGAGTTCGTTTACAGGAGTTGATCGACTTAACATACAAAGATTTTATTTATGCTGATACTGATTCTGTTAAAATCGAGAACGGAGAAAAGTATAAAGAATTATTAGAAAACTACAACAAACAATGGATTGAATATGCTGAAAATTGTAATGTATCGTTCAAAGCATACACGAAAAAAGGAGATTTACAAATTTTAGGTATTGCGGATTTTGATGGATTTTACAAACGATTTACAACTCTCGGTGCAAAGAAATACGCGTACAATGACGAAAACGATCAATTACACATTACAATAGCAGGAGTTCCTAAAAAGTTAGGAGCAAAGCTTTTAGGTAAAATTGAAAATTTTAAAGTCGGTATGCATTTTATGGTAGGAGCTGATGGAACGCTGGAAGATCGGCAAGCATGGAAAAAGCGATTGTTATACAATGATACTGACAACTTCGATCTCACTATTGATGGAAACATTCTGCACATCGGAACATACATTGCAATGGAAAGAACATCGTATGAATTATCAATTACTGATGAGTACGAAGAACTTATTTCTTCTTTGAAAAATGATGAAATATATGAAAAAGATGATATATGGGGTTGACAAACATCTAAAAACGTGCTAAGATATATATGTACCGGATAGAGGGGTTCGGATAATAAAATACAGATTGTCACGGGTGAAACCGCTGGATTTTATTTACGAATGATAAACGGTGTCAGAACTTCTCTATTGCGGGTACTACAAAAATATAAATAAAAAGGAGAATGAAAACATGAGTGCAAAAGTAATTAAAACAAGTGAAGGTTTAACCGCAAGAAAAGTTTTGTCTTATACCTCAAGAAATGATGCTATTCCTATGAAAGAGTTAGCTAAGGGAACGATCATTCCTTTTAAAGGTTATATTGAACAGGAAATTGTAAATGAATCTACTGGAGAGGTGTTCAATTCTCTTCTCATCATTTCTGAGCCTGATGAATCAGGTTGCGACGCATTATACGCGACCAGATCGGAAAGTGTAATGCGTTCTTTATCCGATATCATTGACACGCTCACAGATATGGGAGACGCTGACCCGTTCTCAGTTAAAGTTGATAAATTAAAATCAAAAAATGGGCGGGAGTTTATCACTCTTAGCCTTGCTGATTAAAGGAGATAGAATATGGCAAAATATATTACAAGAACAATTCACGAATATAATACAAAAGTTACATTCGTAATGAATGGACAGCTTGATACATATAAATTGGACGGAGAAGTTGGAAAGAAGGAAGCAAAGAAACTCCTTATTTCCATCTTAGGAAATAAAGATATTCTTATTGTTTCCTGCACTAAGGAAGAAGTTTCTTCCTCGGTATACAAAATGCTTGAAAAAGATTTTATTGCTATGGCAACAAAAGAAAGCACTTGTTACCCTCTTCAGTAATAAGCCCCTTCTGGTTAGGGGAACCCCATTCTTTCCTCTTTTCCTTATATAGCCGCCGGATTAAAACTCCGGCGGTGATTTTTATTGACAATTTCATATGATTGTGGTATAATAAGCATAAATAAGGAAGGGGTGATTCCGTTGCACTAGTGAGAACAAATAAACTTTATATTAGAACTTAAGAGCAAATTTTTTCATAATAATAGAAATAACGACAAATAAAGGATAATATCCGAAGTAAAGATTATTTGTTAGCAGTCTATAATCATGAAAAAAGTTTGTATATGAGTAACTGTAGATTCATTTTTGTATCTACCCACGGTGCGCTAACTAAAAACAGTCATTATCCAAACAAATTACCCCGTCTTCTCTCGGCGGGGTAATTTTTTATTTAATAAATTCGAGAAAAGCTTCTCGCGCCTTATAGCTTGAAAATCGAACCATATTATTATGATATATTTTTTTCATTCGTTTTTTAAAACGATTATTTCCGTCAAAAATACAATCATCCGATAAGTCCTCTTTTCTTGCGGCAAGTGCAAAGTTATATGTCAAGTCAGCAGTTTCATTAACATAGTAAAACGCCAGACCATACAAGTAACGAATTGAGAAATATTTATCATAATACTTAATAGTAAATAAGTAATCACCTTTTAAATTAGGAGTTTTTAAAATCATAGTGTTATCGTCTTTTAAATATTCTTTTTTTGTTAATAGTTTACTGTAATCAGATTCTGAAAAAGATTGATTAAATGTGCTATTTGAATGAGCATCTGCGGCACTTTTATTAAACCCTTGTTCAAGAACAAAGCCATTTCCTCTATAAAAATTGGTTTCAATATTTATATCGCGGTTTATTCCAAAGTGTTCATAATAAGGGTTATTTACATCAATTAAGTTTCCTGTTAATATAAGAGGTAAATATCTACTCTGCGAGCCACCGCCCCTTGCCAGTGATGTATGAATAGAAAAAACTCGCTTCACCTCGTCTTTGACATAATCGCCGCTTTCTGGCTGAAATTCATCGAGCCATATTCTCGTAACATGATTAAAAACGTTTGAAAAATTTCGTATATCATCGCTGGAATTGAGTGAAGTGCTATATCCGCATAAGAACCATTCGTTTTCCTTTCCCCGAAGTCTAATGTAGATATTATTGAATACTCCTTTTATTCCTACCTCTTCTTTCATTTCTAAATCAGGATAGTAAACTGATAATGCGCTTGGAAAATACGCCATAAAAGAAACTGCTTTTTCAAGCTGATATTTTTTCCTCATTAAGATGCAAAACAATTCATTTTTTGTTAAAAATTTATTTAAAATGCATCCCCCAAACCATGTTGTTTTTCCTGCGCTACGGTTCGACGTCGAAATATACGTTTCTGGCTTATTTCCATTTTTATCCATTTTTGATAACAATAAATTTCCGCTGTAATGGATTTTATCATCTGATATAAAATGATTATATTTTTGTAAATTCATAGTACACACTCCTTTACATATTTTTTTATTTATGATATATTTATATTGTAACACATATACAATTAAAAGTAAAGGTGGTGAATGCATGCATAGTATCGGCGTAGCATTACTCTTTAATTTAACAGATTTAGTTACCGGTTTAATTGCCGCAGTTAAAGCAAAAGAGTTGCAATCAAGTAAACTGCGGGATGGAATTTTTAAAAAAATTGGTTTCTTAATCTGTTATTTTTTAGCGTTAATGATTGATACATATGGTAGCGAAGTCGGTTTTGTTTTAGAAGTTAAACTACTTCCAATCGTCTTAGGTTTTGTATGCCTTACAGAAGTTGTTTCGATCATCGAAAATATTTCTAAAATTACTGACATTCTACCCGAAAAACTCCTGTCAATTTTCCACATTTCAAAGGAGGATAACAATGGCTGATACAAGTTTTGTTAGGATTCCAGAAACGATTGCCGTTGCAATCGAGGTTATCAATGGAGCATACGGAAACGGAGAAGATAGAAAAAAAGCGTTAAAAAGAGCCGGATACGACTATTCAAGGATTCAGAATTGTGTGAATAATCTGCTTCCCATCTGGAACAAATATAAGGAGTGATAAAAATGCCAGATGAAAGAAAAATAAGTCCCTATGTGGTGGCCGCCATGTGCGGTTGCTGGGCGTGGGAATCCGGCATGAATCCGGGAATATGGGAGTCTCTAATTCCTACAACGTGGGATCACGAATACCAGTATGACGGTATAGGTGGTTTTGGCTTAGGACAGTGGACTAACGTCGGAACCCCGCATGGCCGTTGTTATAATCTGCATACCTGGGTCACTAGTCAGGGATATTCTGACGGAGATTTATATGGGCAGTTAAATTTTGTACTGCACGAAAATTACTGGACAGCAGCAAATTCAGTGATGGGATATAACAATTTATCTGAATTTTTGTCATCAACAAGCACGAATTTACCATTACTGGTAGAAGAATTTCTGGCATGCTGGGAAGGTGTTCCCGGAAATAAATTGACTGAGCGTATTGCATATGCACAAAATTATTATCAGTTCATTTACGATAATAAATCTGCGAGTCCGTCTTCGTGGAAGCAGACCTCCGGCAATTTCTATCAAGACCCTACCGGAAGCGCCGCACATGCAAACGTAATGCTAGTATATTGGTGGGCTGGAGGAGTAGAACCGGAGCCGCCGGGGCCAACACCCGGAAATAACGGAAAAAGTATGCCGCTTTGGTTTTTTATGAGAAGAATTATCTAAGAAAGGAGTAATAAAAATGGCAGTATTATCAAAAGAAGATTTAATTGCTAAACTTAATGCAAGTTTTGGCGAAAATTTAAGTGATGATAATATTTCATTGCTAGAGGATTTATCAGACACTATTGATTCATTTTCAGATAAAGAAGATTGGAAAACAAAATATGAAGAAAACGATGCTTCATGGCGTAAGCGTTACAAAGAACGGTTTGAGGGAAAAGGGGATGATATTCATGATGACGAGCCTGAGATCGAACATTATGACGAACCTAAAAAATTTGACGATTTATTTACTGTAGAAAGTGAGGTTAAATAATTATGGCAAAAAGAATTGCACAGAGTACACTTAACGCAAGTACGATTGATATTTTGAATGTAATTCGACAGAACGCAAGTTACGATTATCAGCAGAGCGTTCCTGTAGTAGAAAAATCAACACAAATTCCGCAGGTAGGAGAAATTATTTGTGGAACTCCGGCATTGGCGAATCAGTTTTTAAATGCGCTAGTAAACCGTATCGCGTTAGTGATAGCGCAGAGCGCAACATTTAACAATCCATATTCCAGACTGAAAAAAGGTTATTTGGAGTTCGGAGAAACGGTGGAAGATATTTTTGTAAATATCGCAAAAGTAGTCGATTACAACCCAGAGAAAGGCGAAGGACGAGAGTTTAAACGTACTATTCCAGATGTACGAAGTCAGTTTCATATTATGAACTGGCGAGCGATGTATCCAGTAACCATTCAGGACGAAGATTTAAAAAGGCTTTTTTTGAGCGGGCAGGGTGTAAGTGATTTAGTCACTAAAATTGTGCAATCTGTATATAATGCCGCTGAATATGATGAATTTCTGCTGTTTAAATATCTGATTATCAAGGCAGTAACAAAAGGTCAAATGTACCCGGTCGCCGTTGATAATTCTGATATGAAAAATTACGCGACCGCTTTCCGTTCAAAATCCAATGCAATCACATTTCCGAAAACGACTTACAATGCAGCATCTGTTAGAAATAATACTCCTCGTGAAAGACAGGTTATCTTTATGGACTCCGATTTCAATGCAAAATATGATGTTGAAGTTCTGGCCGCCGCATTTAACATGGACAAAGCTACGTTCATGGGAAGCTTGTTTTTGATTGATGATTTTACAACGTTTGACAATGAACGTTTCGAGGTTATCCGCGATTACTCCGACGGTATCGAGGAAGTAACCGCCGCAGAGCTTACGCTCATGAAGGACGTAAAAGCAGTTTTGCTTGACGAAAACTGGTTCCAGTGCTACGACAATATGAATAAATTTACTGAAAAATATGTGGCATCTGGCCTTTACTGGAATTACTTTTATCATACATGGAAAACCATTAGCTCCTCTCAGTTTGCTAATGCGATTGTTTTTGTTGCGAATACTGCTACAACAGATCTTCCTGCAACTATTACGTTTGAGGTTGTCGACAAGTCCATTTCCGAAACCGCTACAGTTCTTTGTCTGGAACCCCAGGTGGACAGAGCTACGTTGGAGCCACATAATGTTCAGTTAGTTCAGACGGAAGACGCAACAACGGCAGGAATTGGCATTCAGAAATATGGTGCGCTATTAATTCCTGCAAGTGCAGTCGCTACAAAATTAACGCTTGAAGCAAGCGTAAATGGTGTAAAGTATACAGCGGGAACTACGATTGATGCTTCTGCCAATGTTGGTGCTACTGTTGTTTTTTCAAAATAAAATATTGGGGGATTATAAATCCCCCATAGAAAGGATTTTTAAATGAAAGATATAGATAGAAATATAAATTCACCTTTATACGAAGTAAGTAAAATATCCCATATAACTGATATTTCGTCTGAAATAACAGTTAATTTTAAAAATGTATACACAGCACAAGTTAATGGTGCTGCTTCTTATAGTGTAGAGCTTCAGCCGGGTGAATATTATTTTAGGCATGTATTACGTCCCGTTGAGGCAAACAATTCTATGTTTTTTGTTATTCTATGCGGAAACAGTTCTGCATATCCAATATATAGTTATTATGCACAATCGCCATTAGCAAATACTGTCGGTGAAACAGTTATTCCACATCACTTTATTGTAGATAAGCCAATTGAACTCAGAATTTATATATGGAATATCAATGAACAAACCTCTACAATAAAAGGTACAATTCAAATTAAGAAGAGGGTGCAATAATGTATATAGCTCCGAACAGTACAATTGAAATATTCTCAGATATTGGCTTATCTGGAAATTATGATAATGCATTATATTTTAGTTCAACAACCGCTAAAGATTCTTATTTCTCAAACATCGGGAAAATAGCAACTTTAACCAACTTTTCTTATGTATCACAGCAAAAAGGCATCATCAAAGTTGGAAGTCCGATTGTTAATATCCTTTCGGCAGGATATTTACGATACAAAAATACATCGTATGAAAATAAATGGTTTTATGCATTTATCACTAGCATTGAATACCGTTCAAACGGTATGACGGAAATTCATTTTGAAATTGACTATCTCACAACGTGGATGGGAACTTTTCAGTTAAAGCAATGCTTTGTCGAGCGACAACATGTGACAGATGATTCGATCGGCGTTAATATTCTTGATGAGGGAGTAAACTATGGTGAACACGTTATTGAAGGTATTCATGATTATACTCTCACCGGAACATCATCGTTTAATCCTATCGTTATAGTGACAGCGGCAGAATCGGGCGGCTCCGGCGGCGGTATTGCTGGCGGAGTTTATAGCGGATGCGTAATTTCTGTTTTTGTAACGGCAGAATCTGCAAATAATTATATCAATGATTTAATTGATAAAAATAAAGCAGATAATATTGTTAAAATATATTCACTTCCCGCTAAATATGTAGTGCCCGGCGGTACTCCGATAGAAGACCGATACAAGGAGACTCACACAAATAATAAACCTTATAACACACTTGACGGCTACGTTCCAAAAAATAATAAACTCTTCTGCTATCCCTATAAATATGCAGAAGTAAGCAATGGAGAAGGTGACAGAAAAGATTATAAATATGAGTGTTTCAACACAGTGCCAGGAAATGCAAGTAGCGGAACATATAGTTTCACAGAACAGGCATCTTTCGGGGCATCAACACAGGCTCTTTTTATGCCGATCAATTATAAGGTTCAGTCCATGTCAGGAAATGGGCAGTTAGAAATTGATGAAAGAGTTAGCTTGTCAAGCTTTCCTCTATGTGCATACAACATTGATACATACCGTGCCTATACTGCACAGCAAAATACATCTGCACCGAACAGCTTGTTTAACAGCTTTACAAAAGGGGCAATCAGCGGTGGAGCCGCCGGAGCTGGGGGAGGTATTCTCGGTGCAATCGGCGGTGCATTGTTTGGCGGCATTAGTAATAGCATAGGAAAAGTAGTTGATTTATTAACTGTTAATACCGTACCAGTTGAAATGGGGACAAGAAATCAGGGGACGCAGGAAAGTGATTTCCTGCTTGCTACAAAGCAGAAAGGTTTCAGAATCTATGAAAAATGTATTACGAAAGCATACGCGAAAGTAATTGATGATTATTTTTCAGCTTTTGGATATGCCGTAAGGCGAACTGCTACTCCCAACATGAATGCAAGGCCGCATTGGACGTATGTAAAAACTACAGATTGCATAGTGGAGGGAAATTTACCGTCTGACGATGCAAGAAAAATCGAAAATATTTTTAACTCTGGTTGTAGGTTCTGGAAAAAACACACGGAAATTGGAAACTATGACCTTGATAATAGGCCGTCGTAAGGAGGTGATATTTTGAGTAAAAAGAGAAGTTACTTTAGTGACTCATTAAATCTTAATATGCGATCATACGGGCAGTATCTTTCTATTCTACGGCAGATTTCTATTAGTATGTTTGAGTGGAAGAACATACCTTCCACTATTGATAGTCGCTATATTGAACAGGCGTTATTTTATAACGCTGGGGCTGTTTATTTCAATGACGAAGTGGTTGGAAACCTTGCCCTAGATGTAGTATGTAACGGAAATTTTAACGTTTATGGTGAACCTGTGAGACGTGTAGCATATTCAAAATATAATAATTATCGCAAATCATTATATGATAACGACAGTGTTATTATATGGAATAACATGGACAGAACTCCGACTTTTCCAGTTATTGAACTATTTGCACAGAGACTTTACAATCTGGACAGAATCATTGATGTAAATGCTAACGCTCAAAAAACGCCTGTATTGCTAAAATGCGATCAAAAACTGCGACTAACACTACTGAACGCGTTTAAAGAAATGGACGGAAATAGTCCTGTAATCTTTGCCGATAACTCTTTTGATGAAAAGGCCGTTATTTGTTTAAAAACAGACGCACCTTTTGTATGCGACAAAATTTATGATTTAAAAACAAACTTGTGGAACGAAGCCCTTACATACTTAGGTATTCCATCTGCAAACGTTATGAAAAAAGAACGTTTAATTAAAGATGAGGTTCTAAGAGGTCTTGGCGGAACTCTCGCAAATAGATACTCACGCTTATCTGAGCGGCAACATGCGGTAGAAAAAATCAATGCTATGTTCGGGACAAATATCGAGGTGGCTATAAGAGATGAAATTGATGAACTCGGGCAAGTAGACTTAGGAGGTGAAGGCAATGAGTAAGTACACAACAGAAGTGAGATATATCTGTGAGCAAAAAGCAGGACTACAGGAAAGCGTCGGATTCAATAATATCAATTCTGTACTTGATAAATCGTGGGATAAGATTTTCACAACTAACTGGGAAATTTTCGATGAAAGCTATCGAAAAATTCTATGTGAAAAAATCTTGAGGTCTTATTATACACGAGAAATTTGTGCAGAAACCGTTGGTTTATGGCAGTTGTGGCTTGACTCTACATTATGCGAAATTATGCCAATGTACAACCAATTGTATAAAACAACTATTTATGAATTTAATCCCCTGTACAACACAGATATGACAACTACATTCACAAAAACAGTAACGGGAAATGATAGCAAAACAACAACGGGAAATAACAGCAAATGGAACGATGTGTCAACTTCTAGCAAAAATACTAAAACAGACGATTACACTGTTAAAGATTCATCAAAAACAGACAGCACCAGCAAGGGAAATACTAATTCAGAAAGTAGTAATAATGATACATCCGCTGAAACAAATAAATTCAATGATACACCGCAAGGAGGTGTTAATGGAATTGAATCCGGAAATTATTTGACTGATATTCGAATGATTTCACGAACTGGCACAACAACTAATTCATCAGATGAAAATTCTACAAGTTCACTAAATGGAACATATACGAATGAAAATCTAAATAAGGGCACTAGTGTGAATGAGGGAACTGCCCGTTCAAATACAACTGAAACTGGAACAACAAACGCTTCTGAAACTGGCACATCAGAAACAACCGAAACATGGACGGAAAAAGTGATGGGAAAGAATAACAGCGAAAACTATGGACAGTTATTAGTTGAATTTAGAAAGTCAATTATCAATATTGATAAAATGATAATTGATGAATTGAAACCATTATTTATGCAGTTATGGTAGGAGGTACAATATGGATAAAGTTTTCATTCCTTGTAGCGCAAAAATACTGCCGTTGAGCTATGATGACAGTTTAAGCTATTATGAACAGCTGTGCAAACTTACAAATAAAATGAATGAACTTGTTGAATTTATTAACAGTAACTTCAATGAACAAATTCAGAACTACCTTGATAAAAAGTTTGATGATTTAATGATAAATGCTATTTACGACGAAGCAACCGAAACTATTGTTTTGGAGAAAGGAACAAAATAGGAGGTATGGCTAATGAGCGATGTAAGTAAATTTAGAATTTTAAATAAGACAGTTAATGTAAAAGATACCGAGGGCAGAGCAGAAGCAATCGCACGGTATGATCAACTTTTAAATAAAATGGAAAAAGAATTCGAAGAAGTCGACAATAATTTCTTGCAAGTTGATAATAAATTTACAGCTGTTAATAGTGCTGTTAGTAAAATAAATAGCAAAATATCGAATTTTGTTAATGTTGTTACTGATTTCGGAGCGGATAATACGGCTAACACTGATTGCACGGAAGCTCTGAAAAAAGCTTTCGCTGTGCAAGACGCTTTTATTTATTTTCCGGCAGGTAATTATCTTATCAGTGATAGCATTAAAATAAAATCTAATACCTATGTATATGGTTATCGAGCACTAATTCAGAACAACAATAGTAATAATATGTTCATCAATGATTCTGATGGAACTATTGGTGGTTATAATGCCAATAGCCATATCACTATTGATGGATTATGGTTTAGAGGCTTGAATATGACGCAAACGATTGTTGCATTTGGTCATTGTAGCGATATTCGAATTATTAACTGCGATTTTGCCAGTAACTCAGCTACTCATGAACAGCAGAATTGGCATCTGGTAGAAATCAACAGTTGCCGAAGGGTGCTGATTGAGAATTGCCATTTTACAGGAACCGCTACTTTCAAGACTGAAATGTTGCAGTTGGACGTTGCTACTCAAACAACGGTTTTTCCGTGGTTCGGGCCGTATGATAATACACCGTGTACTAATGTAGAAATTAGTAATTGTAATTTTTCACACCCAGAGAAGTATGGATATGATACACTAGGTTTAAGTGATGCAGGAATTGGTAATCATAACGGGGCTAATTCGGCGCCGATTGAATATATAAATATTCATGGATGCCATTTCAATAATGTTAAAACAGCGTTTAAATTTGAGTATTTACGTTTTAGTATTATTGATAATAATATTGCTGAAAATTGTATGAGCGGTTTTGCATATCTTACCAGCCATGTTATTGATAATGTAAAAATTACAAATAACACTTTCTACGGCAATGTTGATGATTATACCGACAAAGTAAGCAATACAGCCCTTGGACGTGGTATCTCGATTGGAACATTGAATGGACAACAGTGTAGCAATAATATTATCAGTGGAAATAATGTTATTGGATTTGCAACGCATGGAATCGCTGTAAATGGTGAATTTTGCGACGTAAGTAATAATATTATCAAAGGTAATGGATATACTGGATTGTATACTGATTATGATAATTATAAATGTAATTTTCATGATAATATCTGTGATGGTAACGCGAGGTTAGACCAGGAAAACTACGATCTTTTTGTTTCTCATACTCATACTACTAAAATAACTCGAAGCGGTGGAAACGATATTTATAATAACAAAGCGTCTATTATCAGATGTGCGGTTTACAGTACAGATAATTTAAAAAGTAGAGTGCATGATAATGTATACAGTGAGTTTACTTATCCTACTACTTTTAATAAGCTTAATGTGTATGGAAATACTAAATTCAATGGTAATCCAAATTATAGATTCGATAATGCTAATATTTCCTCTCCTTCAGGTGGGCAATGGTATACTCCAGTAAATTTTACTACAGACCATACTTGTTATGTTTTAATTAACTTTCAGGTAATTATACCCGCTAATTTTACAGGAACTTTTAACATTAGAATTATAGATACTAGTTCTAAAACTACTCTAGGTTTTGACACAATCGACGTGTCACACGCAAGTAGTACTACTCATAGTGGAGGTAATCTTACTATATTCGTAAAAATTCTAAACGGGCACACTATTTCTGGCGAGTTATTTTTTGTTTATAGTGACAGAGCGGTTGAAAGTGTAGATGCTCAAATTATTATGCTTGAATTACCCGTGCCGCTTGAAAACACTGATACAGTATAAGGAGGGCTAAAGCCCTCCTTTATTATGCAAATACATATATTATTAACATTAAGATTACAAATAAATCTAATATAAAACATGTGATCAAGAAATCTTTCATTGTTTAATCCTCTCCTTACACTAAAATAATAATCTCAAAAGTGAATACCTTAAAGTAATCAACTTCCATTTTTAATATTTCTTGTGACTCTGACGATTCATAAAAAGCAATCCTTTTTTTCCGCGAAACAAGTTCTTTTCCAGTTGCTTGTACTACTGTAATACACATTTTCTTATCGACGTTGCCACATGCATATAATAAATCTTGCACTGTCATTTTTATTTCCTCCTTTTAAATTGCCAGCATCCTACCAACTAATTCAATCCCATTATCTTTAATACTTTTTCAAAGTCTGCTACGACTTTCTCAAGTTCTTTTTTCAAACTGTTCATAATATCTGCCGTTTCAAGCACATCACGGATAAGCGCCATACCACCAACATTATAAACACTCGCAATCTGTCTCGTTCCTTCTTCCTCACAGGTAGCCGGTAAAAATGCAGACAATCGGTCAATCACTTCGTAATCCTTATCGCTTACTTGTTTTCCGATGAAGTTCTCAAATTCCTCTTTTATCATAACTTCGTCCTCCTTTAAAAAGCTATATCTCTTGATGATTTAAGTATATCACATGTGCACACCTTTTGTCAAACCTTTTTTGAAAATAATCAATTCACAATTTATGTTACCAATAAGAATCAACAATCCTGTTTACTAACATTTTATATTAACATTAACAATTTCTATTATCAACAAGAATCCCCAAAACATATCGCTAATAATTTTTATTAACACCAAACACACATCACAGCTCGAACGTGTGTTCTTGGGGAAGCAAACTTCTACTTTGCATTCTGGTACAAA